GGCGAGGACTGCTGGGTGGCGCTGGATCTGGCGAGCAAGGTGGACGTGGCCTCGATGGCGATCGTATTTCGTCGGGGTGATGAATTTTTCGCCTTTGCGAAGCATTACCTGCCAGAGACGGCGGTGGAGGAGTCCACGAATATCCACTACCGGCCGTGGGCCGAGGCTGGGTTTCTCACCGTCACCCCGGGAGCGGTGACCGATTACGATTTCATCGAAGAGGATCTGCGCACGCTCGCCAGCGATCACCGCGTTATCGAGGTTCCCTACGACCCCTACCAGGCAACGCAGTTTGCCGCGCACATGTCGGGCGAGGGATTCACGATGGTCGAAGTGCGTCCGACAGTGCTCAATTTCAGCCAGCCGATGAAGGAGCTGGACGGGCTGATTCGTGACAGGAAGATCAGTTTTACAGATGACCCGGTGCTGACCTGGATGTTCGGCAACGTGGTTGCAAAGCGCGACGCGAAGGACAACATCTACCCCAACAAGGAGCGCGATGAGAACAAGATCGACGGGGTGGTGGCGCTGATCATGGCCATGTCACGCGCCCTGGCGCAGCCCGCCGAGTCGATTTATGCGTCCCGTGGCGTGATTACCGTCTGACTCCTGCCGTACCATCGGCTGCGTATCCAGCCGAGGTTATCGCGGTGGCATGGTTTGATCGCTGGCGGCGCAAAAGCTCTGAACTCACCCTTGACCAGCTGACCCGCGCGTTCCTGCTGAAGCAGTCCGAGGGCCTGCCGGTGGTGACACCGGACAGCGCGATGGAGTCGCCGACGGTATTCGCGATCGTGCATGGCATGTCGCGCACCCTTGCGCAGCTGCCAATTGACATCATCCGCCGTACTGGCAAGGGCCGCCGGCCGGTGCCCGACCACCCGCTGCACTGGTTGCTCAACGTCATGCCGAACAAGTGGCAGACGCGCTGCGAATACTGGTCGCAGGTGGGATCACTGTTGTTGCTTCACGGAGAGGCGGTGATTCGCAAGGCGCAGGGCGGCAACGGCATCGTGACGCAGTTGCTGCCGCTGATGCCGGGCGAAGTTGAGTGGTCCCAACAGGCAGATTTCACGCTGGAATACGCCGTCAGCAAGACCGGGCAGGTCGGGAAATATCCACAGTCGCGAATGCACCACATTCGCTCGATGACGCTCGACGGCATGTCCGGCATCAGTCCGGTGGATCACGTCAAGGATGCCATAGCGCTGGAGATCGCCTCACAGCGCATGGCGCTGAATCTCTTCGGCAATGGCGCGATTCCGAATATCGTCCTCGAGCACCCCGCGCATTTCCGTGACGAAGAGGCGCTCAAGCGCTTCAAGGCGTCGTGGCAGGGTGCGTTCGGCGGCGGCCGGCGCGGGACGGCTGTGCTCGAGGACGGGATCAAGGCCAACCAGCTGCAGCTATCGAACGAGGAGTCACAATTTCTCGAAGCCCGGCAGTTTCAGAGGACGGTGATTGCCGGGGCGTGGGGGATTCCGCCGCACAAGATCGGCGATCTCTCCCGGGCCACCTGGTCGAACATCGAGCAGCAATCCCTGGAGTTCGTGGTCTACGCGCTGATGCCCTACATCTCTGCGATCGAGGCGGCGATGCATCGGGATTTGTTGCCCGACTCGCAGAAAGAGGACCACCAGATCAAGTTCAACGTCGGGGCTTTATTGCGTGGAGATTTGAAAACCCGCAGCGAGGCACTGAAAATCCAGAAAGAGGCAGGCGTTATCTCGGTGAACGAGTGGCGCAGGCTGGAGGACATGGAGCCGATCGAGGGGGGTGATGAGTACGGCACCCCGAAACCTGATCCGGCACCACAGACAGGGAAGCCCAATGGAACTGGAACGCAAGACGCTGACGTTCAAAGTCCGTGACGCCGACGCCGATGACGGCACGCTGCGCTTTGCAGGGCTCGGGAGCGTCTTCGGTAATACCGATCTCGGCGGCGATATCGTCATGCCGGGAGCGTTCGCAGAGTCGCTGAAGGAACGCCGGCCGAAAATGCTCATGCATCACGGTTTCGGCGCTTCAGGAATGACCCCGGTCGGCAGCTGGACGGCGGTGAAAGAAACCGACGACGGGCTGGACATGAAAGGCGAGCTGTTCCTCGAGACCGAGGACACCCGCCTTGCTGCGCGGGCGATCCGGGCCGGCGAGATGGACGGACTGTCGATCGGATTCATCCCGACTGCGATCAAGTGGGATGACGACGAACCGGAAACCCGGTTCATCGAGCGGGTGGAACTGATGGAAGTGTCCATCGTCACCTTCCCGATGAACCCTGAAGCCACGATCACTGCGGTGAAGGCGCGTGCCGCTGAGGGGCGCATCACCGCGAAAGAGCTTGAGAGAATCCTGCGTGATGTTGGATTTTCTCGCACCGACGCCAAGGCCATCGTGGGCCGCGGACTGTCGGCGGTTCAGCAGCGCGATGTTGCGGAATCAGACTCCATCCACGAGCTGTTTTCTCAACTTACAGGAGCAATTCGCAATGGATGCGAAAGAACTCAAGGACAACCTTGAGGGCCTGAACCGCGCATGGCAGGAGTTCAAAACCGCCAATGACGCGCGGCTGAAAGCCGTCGAGGAAGGCAAGGGGACGGCGGAACTGGAGGAAAAGGTCAAGCGTATCGACGCTGACATCCAGAAGGCCGTCAAGGCGCAGGAAGACTCGATCGCTGAGAAAAAGGCGCTCGAGGACCGCATCAACCGGCTGGAAGCCGACAAGGACGCCGGCACGGGTGGCGGGTCGGGTGGTGCGCAGGAGCGCAAGCACGTCGATCTGTTTACCAAGTGGATGCGTGCTGGTCAGGACAAGTACCAGCAGGAACAGTGCCTGAAAGAACTGCTTGCGTTCGAGTCGAAGGCATACTCAGGAGCCGCGGCAGCCACTGGCGGTGCAGCGATCCCGACGGTGCTCTCTTCGATGATCACCGAGCAGCAGATCAAGCTTTCTCCGGTGCGCAACCTGGTGAAGGTAGTTACCGCAGGGACGAGGGACTACAACGAACTCGTGCTGCTGCGCCAGGAGACCTCCACCTGGGTCGCTGAAGACGGCTCGCGCTCGGCGACCGGCAACGTGGCCTTCAGGAAGCGCACGCCGACCTTCGGGACGGTGTACGCATACGTCACCGCATCGCACGAAGTCCTGCAGGACGCGATCGTCGATCTCGGCGCGCTCACCGCGCGGGTGTCGGCAAGCCAGTTCGCGCAGGCCGAGGGCATTGCGGTGATCTCCGGCAACGGCACGGCGAAGCCAACGGGTCTGCTCAACACCACGCCGGTGACGACAGACGACGACGCATCGCCGTTGCGGGCCGCGGCAGCGCTTGAGTACGTGCCACTTGACCCCGGCTCATCGCCGTCCGACGGCATCCAGCCCGACCCCCTGATCACGCTGGTGCATACGCTGAAGAGCCAGTACCGGGCGAGCGCGTCGTGGACGATGAACTCGCTCACCACCGCAGCGGTGCGGCAGATGAAGGACACCTACGGGCAGTACCTGTGGCAGCCTTCGCTTGCCGCCGGCAATCCCTCGACACTGCTCGGCTATCCGGTGGTGACGTGGGAGAACGTGCCGAATGTCGGCCAGCTGGCGAATTGCGTGATGTTCGGTGACTTCAAGGCCGGCTACCTGCTGGTCGAGCTTGCCGGTCAGCGGATGATCATGGACGAGGTGACTGCACCTGGCTTCGTGAAGTGGTACATCTACCGCCGCGTCGGTGGGTGCATCCTCGACAACGACGCGATCAAGGTGGGTCGCTGCGCGGCTGCCTGATTTCCCCCCTGAGAAAAGCGTTCATCCCCGGTCAGTTTGGCCGGGGATTTTTTTATATGCTTCCAGTCCGTGCAGATTGAATTCCGAAGGCGGTGGTTTGTCAGCGCTCCGGGTCGGGTGCGCTATTTCGTCCCCGGGCAGGTGATCACCGTAGGGCGTGAGCTTGACGATCAGCTATCCGCCACCGCGGTCCGCTCCGGGGCAGCGGTACGGGTGCGCAGGCACCTGCGAAAGGCGCTCGGTGCCGGATCATACGAGAACAAGTAACCCGCTGTGGAAGATCTGGCGCGGCGCACGGGTGCTGGTGATTGCTGGCGGGCCGTCGCTCACCGATATGCAGGTGCAGGCCGCGCGGCCCTACGTCAGGCGCGGGGAGCTTCGCGTCATTGGCGTGAATGACGCCTACAGGATCTGCAATTTCCTCGATGTGCTCTATGCGGCGGACTTTCGCTGGTGGGATCACCACGAGGCGCGCAGCCGCAACGTCCCCCTGCGGGTCACGGTGGACGAGGACTGCGCAAAGAAACACGGACTCACTCACATACCCGGCAAGGCAGAGGGCGGGCTGAGTCTCACCGCGGACTGCATCCATCAGGGCAATCATTCAGGATTCCAGGCGCTCAATCTCGCCGTTTACATGGGGGCCACTGATATCCTGTTGCTCGGCTTCGACATGAGGGTTACCGACCGGGTGCACTGGTTTGGCGATCACCCGGAGGGGGTGAAAATCGGCAACGGACAGCAGTTCGAGCGATTCCGGAACGCTTATCCCCCGGCGGCACGGCAGCTGAAGGAACTCGGCATCAGCTGCATCAACTGCTCGCCGGATTCGGCAATTACCTGCTTCCCCTCTGGCGTGATCGGCGAGGCGCTGGCGCATGGTGACCTGCAGATGGCCGGGTGAGACGGCGATTGTCCTCGGCACAGGTCCGTCTCTCGCCGACCAGGCACAAGCCATTCGCGCTGCGCGTGCTGCTGGAAAGTGTCGGCTCATAGGGATGAACTGCACGTTCTTCGACTTCCCGCAGCTCGACGCTTTCATCGCGTGCAACATCGAGTGGTGGGATTACTACGGCACCGAGTTCGAGGCGTGGCGGGCGGGGAGAGACTGCGAGGCGTGGCATTGGGATAAAGGCTGTGCAGCGCGGTGGCGGCTTAACTGGATCGAGGGGCGATGGGGCGCTGGACTTTCTACCGATCCCGCCTATATCCACCTCGGCCACTCAAGCGGCATTCAGGCACTGAATCTTGCGGTGCTCTACGGCTGCGACCCGATCCTGCTCTGCGGTTTCGAGATGACGGAGGAGAAGGGTAAACCACGTCACTACTTTACCGGATTGAGTGATCAGGACGGCGAGTATCCCAAACCACTTCGACATCACCCGCGACTGTCCAACGGGCACGAGGGCTTGCTGCCGATCTATCAGGAGATCGCGATGCAGGAAGGATTACCGAGAATCCGCAACTGCACCCCGGGCGGGAAGCTGAACGTCTTCCCGCGGCTGCGACTCGATGAAGCCCTTTCCGCCTGACTGCTGGGAGCTGCTGCAGCCGTTAGACGGCGTGCAGACCATGCTCGAACTCGGCAACAAGAGAAATCCAGACGGTGTATGGAAGGCGGCGTGTCAGTCCCTTGGCATCGCTCACACGTCGGTTGACTGGAACGGACTCGACGGTGCGCTGAAGCTCGATCTCAGGAAGCCGCTCAACCTCGGCCGCTTCGACATGGTGACCAACTTCGGCACCAGTGAGCATGTGAGCGAGCAGGAACCGTGCTGGCGGAACATGCATGAAGCAGTTCGTGTCGGCGGGTGGCTTCTCGGCCTTACTCCGTATCCGGGCGACTGGAGCTGGCACGGGGAGTGGTATCCGACGCGGGAATTCTATGAATCGTTTGCGGCGCTGAACTGCTACGAGATCGAACGGCTGTACGTCAATCGCGAGCCACCGAGAAGGAACTGGTATTTCAGGCTGCGCAAGGTCACGGAGTCAGAATTCCTGATGCCCGGCGGGATCGTGAAGAACCGCTGATGGGCGACGTGGTGAACAACGCGGAGAAATTCCGCCAGGGCTGGCGCGGCGGGTTGCCTGAAACTCCCTGCGGCTTCGGCTCACGGATGGACCAGACCGCCGCGCAGCGGGAGTGGATTCCGCACATCGCGTGGAAGTACGGACTTCGCACTGTCGCTGATGTCGGCGCGGGCGATCTGAACTGGATGCGCCACGTCGAGTGGCCAGACGGGACGGTGTACACCGCCTATGACCTCGTGCCGCGTAGCGCAGAAGTGCAGGCGTTCGACGTTCGCCTGAGCGTCCCGCCTGCGGTTGATCTGATCGTGTGCCTGTGGGTACTCAACCACCTGCCGTTCGACGACTGCCGCGCAGCGTTGGACAACATACGCTGCAGCGGTGCGCGCTATCTGATGATGACCGACCGGCCGAAGTGGCACCATGAGCAGCCGCCGGAACTCGTGGAACTTGCGCAATCCGCCGTGGAATCGCTTCTGCTCAGACCTGAATCCGGCGACCGTATCGTGCTGGTGTCGTTGTGTTGACCGTGTGGCTCGGCTGCTGGGGTGACAAGTATCCCCAGATTTACCTCGAGCGGCTTATCCGCGCTGTGGAGCGCAATCTCACCCTCCCGCACCGGCTGAACGTGATGGGTGATGAGCGGTCGCATCTCGCCGGCTGGTGGCGCAAGCTGGAACTGTTCGCGCGCGATGACAAAGGGACGAATCTATGGATCGATCTCGACAGCGTAATTGTCGCCCCGCTCGATGCGATGGTGAAGGCGCACGAGAACGACCGGATTGCAATGGCGAAGAACTGGGCACAGTCCGGGCACGATTCCTGCCAGTCCTCGGTGATGATCTGGCAGGGCGGAATGTGTCAGGACCTTTACGACGATATCTGTGTCACCGACATGGACCGGCTGTGGGGCGACCAGGAGTGGATTACTGAGCGGTACGGTCGGCCCGGGGATGGGATCGTGACGCCGATCGCGCACCCGCAGGTGGTGAGCTACAAGTACCACTGCCGCGACGGCCCGCCGAAAGGTGCTTGTGTGGTGACGTTCCACGGGGAACCGAAACCGTCAGAGGTGACCGATTCATGGGTGACGCGCCACTGGTCGTGATGCACGTCAATCCGACGCTGTCGCATCAAATGGAACACGCTGTAGCATTTCAGGACGGCTTCCGTCGGTTTCAGCAATACCGCTTCAAGGTCTCACACGATCAGACGACGCCTGCGGCTTACCATATCGTCTCAGGGCCACATTTTGCGCTCAGGCAATGGGTGGGGCACCCCCGCACCGTGCTGCTCGATGTGGCGCATTACGGGTGCCAGAAAACGACGTTCTCCGTCGGGTGGATTTTGCCGGACGGCTCGCGGCACTTCCCGAAGGCGAAAGGAAACCGGGCGCTGCCGTACGTTTTGCCGCGACGGGCTGGGAATCAAGTCATCGTTCTCGGTGACTACGGACAGGACCGTGATGCAGCGTTGCGGTTGTTTGCCCGTATCGGGCCGTGCAGTTTCAGGGCGCACCCACATGATCCGTGGCTTGGGTGTCCGGTGCCGATCGCTGAAGGGCCGCTCGATCAGGTGCTCGCATCGTTTCACGTCGCCTACGGCTGGCGGTCTTCTGCGCTGACCAGCGCGGCACTCGCCGGGCTTGAAGTTCGCCCGCAGTGGGACGGGCATTTTTGTGCGTGGCTCGCTTTGCGCAAGTTCTCCGCGTGGTGCGAAGATCTGGCGTGGATGCACTGGAGCCTTGCCGATATCGCATCGGGGGCCTGCTGGGAGTGGTTGCGTGCGACTGAAGCCGATCTCGATGCCCTGGGAGCAGTCCCCGCAGCTTGAACCGCTGACGCTCGCGCAGGCGAAAGCGTATCTGCGGATCACCGGAACAGATCAGGACACGGTGATTGCCCGGCAGATCGCCGCTGCGCGTGCGTGGGCGGAAGCGTTCATGCACCGCGCGCTGATCTCGCAGACATGGGACGTGGTGCTGGACGGTTTCGCCACGCCGATCGAGCTGCCACTGGGACGTACGCTGTCGGTGGCCTATGTCGCCTACACGGATGCTGACGGCGTGGTGCAGACGCTGGAGGGCACCAGCTCAAGTCCGGTGGGGACGGATTACCAGGAGGATCTCACCGGCACTGACGGTGGGCTTATCGTGCCGCCGAGAAATGGCGCGTGGCCGGCGGTCGATTCGCAGTCACCGGCTCCGGTGCGGGTGCGATTCTCGGCAGGCTATGGAGCCACCGCGGCAAGCATTCCGCAGGACATCGTGTCAGCCATTGAGTTTCGGCTTGCGGATCTGTTCGAGAGCCGCGGGCAGCAGGATCTGAGAAGCGGCTGGACGGCGGTTGCAGAGAACTTTCTCCGTCCTCATGTGGTGCGCCGGTGCGCGTAGGGGCGCTGAGGCATCAGGTCACCGTCGAGCAGCCGGTGGAAGCGCAGGACGCGGCCGGCGCGGTGACGAAAACATGGACTTCGGTGGCAACACCTTGGGCCGCGGTCGAGCCAATGCGGGGGCAGGAGCGGTTTCTCGCGCAGCAGGTCGCCGCTGACGTCACGCACAAGATCACGATGCGTTACGAATCCGCACTCGCCTCGATGACGCCGAAGTGGCGGGTGAGTCTGGGATCACGGCGGTTTGACCTGCTCGCCGTTCTCGACCCCGGCGAGCGGGACACGGCGATCGAGTGCCTGGCAGTGGAGCGGGTGACATGAAGGTTGATGTCCAGGTGCGTGGGCTGAAGGAACTCACCGAAACGCTCACCCGGGTGCTGCCTGCGAAGGTGCAGCAGAAGGCCGTGGCGACAGCACTGCGCAAGGCGGCCGGGCCGATGGTGCGTGCGGCGCGGGCATCCTACAAGGCCAACGCACGGTCCGGGTCACTGGCAGCGGCGATGGCGATATGGCGAAATCGCAAGGGGGAGCGCCGGCGGGGATCGACGACGTTTGCCAGCGTGGAGCTTGGTCCACGACGATCCAACAAGCGGGCGCTGGTGAAGTATTACTCGTACTATCGGGGCAAGCCTACCCCTGCCCAGCTGCGTCTCGGCATCCGCCATGGGCACCTGATCGAGTTCGGCACCAAGCGCGGCACGCCGGCGTATCGGATTCTCACCCGCGCCTTTGACGCGCACGGGCGCAAGGCCATTGATGCGTTCGGCGCGGAACTCGGCAAGGCGATCGAGAAGGAAGCCGCCAGGCGCGGCCGGGTGAAGCCGACGTGAGCCTTGAGGAAGGACTCGTTGCGCACCTGCGGGCTTCGGCTGCAGGGTCTCATTTCGTCAACGCCACCTCACCGCTGACGTGGCGGATTTACCCGGAGTGGCTTCCTGAATCGCCGACCTATCCGGCGCTTCGATACGAGCGCATCAGCACAGATCCATTTGTAACGCTCGGTGGCGAAACATCGTATCGCACCGTCCGGCTGCAGATCGACGTGTGGGGGCTGACACGAGCCAGCGCAAGGTCGGCGGCAGACGCCGTGCTTTTAGCGCTTGACGGCGTGACAGGTTCTCTGGGCGCAACCAGAATCCATTACGGATTCGTCGAGCAGTTTGCCCCGCAGAGCGAGATCGAGGGCGACAGGGAAGATCACCGGGTAACGCTCGACTATGTGGTTTCGTTAACGGAGTAATTCGATGACAGATGCAGCACGTTCTGGCGTAGGTGCAATCCTTCGGATCACCTCGACCAGTCCATGGACGGTGGTGGGCGAGGTGGTCAACATCGCCGGTCCGCAGGAGTCAGTGGACCAGACCGAGGCGACCACGCTCGACTCGACCGGCGGGTTCAAGGAATACATCCCGGCGCTGAAGGACGGCGGCTCGATCACGATCCCGATCCTGTGGACGAATACCGCCGCACAACGGTCGTTTCGCAACCTGTTCGGTAACGTGACGCCGACCTCGTTCAGCATCACGCTGCCGACCTCGCCACAGACGCTGGTGGAGTTCGACGGGTTCATCCAGTCGCGTAACTGGACGATCAACCCGACCGATCCGATGCAGGCCGAGGTGCAGATCAAGATTTCAGGACAGGTCACCTACACGCCGTAATGTCGGAAAAACAACTGACAGCGGCCGACATACTGGCCGCACAGGATCTGCGTCGCGTGCCGTTTTCAGTGCCCGAATGGGGCGGGCAGGTGCATGTCAGGGAGATGGCGTGCGCGGAGATGGACGTGTTCTCTCCCATCGCGGCACGCTTCAAGGAAGCTGAATTCAACCTCGCCGACATGTGCCGGGTATGCGCACTGACGCTGTGCGACAAGGACGGCCACCGGCTTTTCACCAACGAGGAAATAGACGCGCTGGCGGCGAAGAACCCGAAGCCGATTCAGGCGGTGTTCCTGAAAGCGCTGGAGGTATCCGGGCTGACAAAGACAGCCATTGAAGCCGAAAAAAAAGACTAGAGCAGGAACCGCTTGCGGTGACGGAGCACCACCTGGCGCTCCTGCTGCACAAGACGAAAAAGGAACTCAGGCGCGATCTTGGCGGGACGACGGAACTCGCACAGTGGATCGCTTACCTCGACGAACACGACCCGCTCGACCGTTTCTGGCACATGGCGGCCATGATCTGCGTGGCGATCTATCGCGCGGCCGGATTCAAGGGCGTCAATATCAGTCAGTTCCTACCGAAAAAGGCACCACCCCCCATAAAATCAGCCGAGGATCTGAAGGCACGGATGATGGCGGTGCTGCCACCGCGGGGCGGTAACGATGGCGACGGCAGGGACAGTCACGATAAAACTCGACGGCGACAGCGCAACGCTGATCCGCGAGCTAAACAAGGCAAATCAGGCCGCAAATAGCACCTTCAGGGATATCCAGCGCTCCGCTGTTGACCTGGCTTCCAAGTTCGCCGTCATTGCGGGGGCTGCGGCCGCGGCATTCGCGGCGCTCACCAAGCATTCATTCACGGCGATCGATGCGCTGGCAAAGACTGCCGATCGATTGGGGATCACCACCGAGGCACTGGCCACGATGCAGGTGGCTGCGGAGCTTGCCGGCGTCGATATCGAGAAGCTCAATAAGTCACTGGCCAAACAACAGAAGGCGATTTCAGACGCCGATCAGGGACTGACGACTTATGCCAGAGCTTTCGCGCAGCTGGGGCTTTCGACGCAGGAACTGCTGAAGCTCGACGCAGATCAGCAGTTCATCGTCATTGCAGAGGCGCTGAACGGGGTTGAGAACGTCACCCGTCGCAATGCAATTGCGATGGACATCTGGGGCGCGAAAGCCGCCGAGATGATCAACTTCGCGCGCGAAGCCGGTGGCGGGCTGGGCGAGATGCGCCGCCTGCTCGATGATCTCAACGTCACGGTGAGCCGCTTCGACGCTTCCAAGATCGAGCAGGCGAACGATGCGGTGAGCCTCGCTACGAAAGCGTTCGAGGGACTAGGGAATACGATTGCCGTGGCGGTTGCGCCGTATGTCGCGCAGCTTGCAACGGACTTTACAAACGCGGCGCGATCGACGCGCGGATTCCAGGGCGCGGTGAACGAAACTGTAGCCGGAGTGGCCGGGACCATTGGATTTCTCGGTGATCGTATACAGCAGATAGGACAGCTGTGGGATCTCGCCGCAGGGGGGGCGGCGGTATTTGCCGCAAACGTGAATGAAATCCTGTCGAATGTCGCAGGAGCCATTCAGGGCGTGCTAACGCCTCTAACCGCGTTCCTGAACACGATAGCCAACGCTGCTGCGTATCTTGCCAATTTGCCTGGCGACGCAGGGCGGGCATTTCAGGCGGTGGCTGATGGGCTTCGATCTATCACCTCGGTGGACCTCTCGAAGTCGTTTTCCGAAGCGGCTGATAGCGCCAGACGGGATTCGCAGCGGATTTTTGATGCGTTGGATCAGTCATTCAATCGCGATCTTCCGAGTGTAGCGATCGACAAGTGGCTGGCAGAGGCCCGTGCAAATGCTGATGCCGCTGCGGCGGCGATGGAAAAGTCATTGCAGAGGGGGGCTGGCGGAACCGGGGTATCAGCGCCAGCTGTTGACACTGGCGAAATGCTTGAGGCCCTTGCGCAGGCCGCGCAGTTGCGACAGAACCTCGAAACGCAGACGCAGCGCGAAGTGGCGCGAATCGCGCTGTCCGGCGAGCAGAAGCTGTCCGCCGATCTGAAGTCCCTGCTCGAGGCCCGCGCGCAGGCAGCAACCGCCATTGCGCAGAGACAGGCCACGTTGCAGGCGGCGGCTTCCGGCGAGGTATCGACATTCAACCGCGAGAAGGAACTCGCCAAGCAGCGGATTTCGCTCGCAGAGGAAACCGCGAAACAGATCGCCGCTGCACGATCCACGATTCGCGACGTGTCCTCGGTTATCACGATCCGCACCGAGGGCGAGACCGCTGCAAGCGTTGAGGCACTCGGCGATCGGCTGCGTGCGCTGCAGGGCCAGCGGGTGCATGTCACCGCTTCGCTTCCAACCGAGCAGCTGCGGGCGCTTGGCGGGGCGCTCGATGCGGCCAGGGAGAAGGTTGCCGAACTGTCCTCCGGTGACGGCGTGCGGCTGAAGGCTGACAGCAGCGAGGTGGCGGCACTCGCCGCGCAGCTGAAGGGGATCGAGGATCGCGCCGTGGAGATCAGCGTGGACACCCGCGCTGAAGCCCTTGCCACGCTGCAGACCGAGCTTGCCAACGCAACGCGGGACCTGGAGATCGCTGTTTCCGCTGATACGGTCGAGGCGCGGGCGAAGGTGTCCGAACTTGACCAGCAGATACAGTCGCTCAGGGACAAGGAGCTGATCCTCACGGTTGAAACACGCACCGCGCAGCTGTCTGCACTCGATCAGGCGATCGGCGCGCTTGAGGCGCGACGGCAGTTATTGATCGGGCTGGATACCGATGCGGCGCTTGCGCAGGCGGCCAATCTGCAGAACCAGATCGAGCACATGCGTGACCGGAAGGTGACGCTTACCCTTGAGGTGCAGACTGCGACTGCGGATCTCGACGCGCAGATTGCAGCGATCTCGCAGCGGGTGTTCGGCGGGCTGCAGGTCGATATCAACATCGGCGAGGCTGTGGCGCAGTACCGCGAGATGCAGACCCGCAGGGCTGAGCTGCAGCGGCAGGCCAATGAAGAAATCCGCCGGATGGTGCTGGCGCACGAAGAACAGGTGAGCCAGGAGCTGCAGAACATAATCGAGGCTCGTGCGCAGGCGCAGACTCAGGCTCAGGCGCGTGCCGCGGCGGTGCAGGCTGCGCTGTCCGGTGGGACGAACACGTTCGATGCGGAACGGGCGCTCGCTGAAAACCGCATTGCGCTGGCAAACCAGACCGCCGATGCACTGATTGCAGCACGGCAGAGGGTGATTGCCGGCGGGCCGCTGGCGCTGCCGAGCGCGGACGTGGAGTCCATACGCGAGCAGACCGCTGCAGCGGCGCAGGTGTATCTGGAGGCGTGGACCACGGCGCAGCAGCAGCGGCTTGAAGCTGACCGGGTGCTGAAGGAAACCCTGTTTCTTGAGGACCAGGCGGCCGGCGAGCGGATCATTGCGCTCGCTTCCGAGCAGGCGCGCGCGCGGGTGCTGGCAGAGTTTCAGGCGCGCGGTGAGGCGCTCGATGAAACCGGACAGATTGCGGACCCTGCGGCGAGGGCTGCATTTGAGCAACAGGTGCAGCAGGAGACGCTGGCCGCGGAGGCTGATTTTCTCAGTCAGCGACTGGCGCTGCAGGAGCAGTTCGGCACGCAGTACGTCAACGTGATGAAGCTCACCACTGCGCTGGTCGGGAAGCAGTGGGCAGACGGGCACAAAAAGGCGCTTGCTGTGTCATCCGCATTCGCCTCTTCTGCGCTGTCCATCGCCGGGGCGCTGTTTGCGGAAAACAAGGCCATCGGTATTGCTAACGCGCTGGTATCCACTGCCGTGGGCGTGGCGAAGGCGCTTGAGCTTCCCTTCCCGTTCAACCTTGCCGCCGCTGCGCAGGTTGCTGCGGCAGGGTATGCGCAGGTATCGGCAATTCGCTCGACTAGTGTCGGCGGCGGTGGAATCACCGGAGGAATCAGCGCCGGAGGGACCGCCAGCGGACAGGTGCCGGCATCCGCCGAACCGCGGCCACGCGAGGACCAGCGCCAGGTCACCGTGCGGTTTGAGGGTGATTTCTACGGCTGGGACGATTACGTGCGCGAGAAGGTCATCAGCGGCATCCGCGAAGCGGTGGACGGTCGCGACGTGGTGATCTTCTCCGGCAATTCACGGCAGGCGCGTGAAGTGATGGGAGGGTAAATGCCGCAGTCAGTGACCTACATCGCACGGCGCAGCCTGGTCAGCGGACACACCGAGGGCGGGGCTTATTCGATCAATCTTGAGGTCTCGCAGAAGGACCGCACCCGCAAGGTCGTTGCGTTCGATGCGGTGGCGATCGGAGGGGCAACGTGGACGACCTATCACCGCGGGGAAAACCGCTGGCGGATCGAGACCGCGCCCCTGCAGGGCGCTGATGCCGACAACGTGCGGGAGTTCCTCGACAGCGTCGAGGACGGGCAGTTGTTCACCTTCGACCCGACCTATACAGCAGGGGCGAGTCCTTCGGACCGCAGGACGGTGCGGCTTGAGTCGAACAGTTACACCGAGCGGCGGGCGATTCAGCGCGGGGATGATCAGTCGGGGGATTTTTTCGTATTCGCTTTTGACGTGCGGCAGATCTGATGCGCACCGACGTTGCTGATTTCCTCATCGCCAACCAGGCGCATGACCGGCGCATGTACTACGTCGTGCAGATCATCTTTGATCTGTCGTCGCCGACATTCACCAGCGATGAGGGCCTGACCGGGTGGCCGGGCACGCTCATCGAGGGGGTGGTGCAATCCGTCAGCAGCGTTTCTCAGGAAGTCAGGCCGGAGGAAGGCCGCGCCACCATCGGCGCGATGACCATCAAGCTGGTCGAAACAGGCTCGCCTGCAGAAATCACCCGTGAGCTGCGCGAGCAATTGCTCGACTATGACGCGGGCGCGCGGGACAAGGAAGTGCGCGTTTACGCCGGCTTCGACAATGACGCCGACGCAGTAACCCGTGTGGCCACGATGTACGTGGACGGCGTGAGTTATCTCGACGGCGTTTACACGATCAAGTGTCGCGACAAGAGTCGCGCGCTGCGCGACAAGATCATGGAGCCGAAGGTGACCCGGATCGGCGCGTCATTGGCGGCCGATGACGTCGTGATAACCGTGCGCGATACCAGCGAATTTCAGATGGTCGCGCACAACGGTGCATTTTCAGACGCTGCGGATCAGACCGTTGGGTATATACGCATTGAGGAAACCAAGGAGATCATCCGCTACACCGGGAAAACAGCGACTGAGTTCACTGGATGCACCAGGGGCCGATTCGGGACGCGCGCGCAGGCTGTAGAGCTTGATCCTGCAGACTCCATCGAGAACAGGCCCAAAGTCACTGAGGTGATCTACCTTGAGATGCCTGGCGTTGCTGCCGCGCTGGCATTGCAGACTGGCATTCTCGATGTATCAGCAAGTCCGCAGGCTCAACTTCCCGATCACTGGCACCTTGGACTCGATTGGGCGAACGACTTCGTGCAGTCCGACTGGCTCAATGTCGGCGAGGATTTGTGGGATACCGCTGATGACACTGCCGGATTTCAGGTCCGGATTCTTGATCCGGGCGGCGAGGACGGGAAGAAGTTCATCGAGTCAGAACTCTATCAGCTGATGGGACTGTACTCGCCGACGAACACCGCAGGAAAGATCGGTCTTCGCAGGATGAATCGCACCATCACTGCGGCCCCGGTGATGCGGCTGAACAATTCCAACGTCATCAAGGCAGGCGAGCTGGTCTATGACCACTCCGCCGTCTCCAACCAGTTCGACATCATCTACAACTGGAACGGCGAGGATTACACCCGCGGGGTGTCGATCGTCGATACGGTGAGTATCGAGCGCCACGGCGCTGCGCCGACGAAGACGCTGCAGTTCAAGACGCTGCACACCGCCAAACACACCGAGCGAGCCATCAAGGAGCGGATCGCCGTATTACGGGATCGGTACGCGGAGCCGCCGCTTCGACTGCCGCTCACCGTGGCCCCGACGCTTAACCGGATCGAGATCGGCGATGTGGTGCTGGTCGAGCTGCCGTCCATATTCGACCACACTGCAGACACACCGTACCTGCAGCGGTCGTTTGAAGTGCAGCGGGTGCAGATCGACTGGGTTACCGGCGCGGTGCAGCTGAATCTCTTTGCCAGCGCGCGGCTGATCGAATCGCAGACGGACAACGACGACAGCGGGCCGGTGATCACGGACAGCTGGTATACCGCGCTCGGCAGCAATGTGACCGGACTCACCGGGTACTCAGCCGGGCACCTGACGGCGAGCCTGACGCTTACAGGGGATGCGACGGCACTGAATGCGCCGGGGTCGATCTGGTATCACGACGGCGACCTGACGATCGACGAAGGCGTCACGATCACGATCCAGAACCAGGCGCAGCTGCGGGTGAAGGGGTTTTTGCAGGTCAACGGCACCGTGGACGGAGCGGGAAACGGTTACTCTGGATCGACAGATTCAGGCACCATCGGCGCGGCGACGACGATCGAGTCCATTGCAGGAACCGAAGGATATATAGGGCCGACGCGGGGAAGCGATGGGACGTGGAACGCAACATTCGATGCCGGTTCGTACGATCCGACCTATACCGTTGACGGCGCGCTGACGCCTTCACGCAGCGGACGAACGGCAGCAGGACCGCTGGCGCTCGGCATCAGCGGCGGGAATGTCACCGGGCTGCCCGGTCGCTTGCAGGGCACCAGTGGCGGCACCGGGGGGCGGGTGCTGCACACATCGAGCCTCGGCGGAGCGAAGATCCTGCGGGCGCGTGGTGGGGCTGGTGGCACGTCGGGGGCGGGGCTGCTCGTCGTGTGTCGCGGCCTTGGTTTTGGCGTCAGTGGCCAGATCGATCTCTCCGGTCACGACGGCAGCGTGGGGGCGACGACGCTCGCGCTCGGCTCCGGCGGGGTGGTGATCGACGTCACCGATACCCGCAATGGACTGCACACGGACTTTCACCGGGCCGCGGGCGGCGGGGCCGGCGGAATGCCGGGGACGCTGCAGATCATCCTCGACGGCGACGGGATTCCGTACCCGGACATCAACAACACCACCTTCGTCGCGATCACCGGGGCCACGCCGATCATCGGCCAGGGGGCGGCGGACAGTGCCGGGCGAAAGGGCGGGCTTACCGCTTCATTTCTGCGCTGGCCAACGTCGATCCCGCCGCGTGGCGTGGACACCTCGCCGCAGACGATCCTCACCGGGTTGTCAGCAGGGCTTGTTTACGAAGCGCGCGACATGTGGGCCGCGGCGCATTACGTGCAGTACATGCCGGGACTTCCCGACGCGCAGGAGCAGTCAGTGCCCGCGCCGTGGAATCTTCATACCTCGCCGAGCCTTGGGTATGTCGATGTGCTGTGGAACTGGACGGCAAACCAGTACCGCCGCGTGGAGATATTCGCTTCTCTTGTCAACGATCGCGCCTTTGCGGAGGAAGTCGGCGAAGTCAGCGCAACATTGTTCTTGCATCCCCTTCCTTCGGGCGGTGAGCGGTATTACTGGATCCGCGTCAGGGACAGCCGCGACGGACGGGTGAGCGAATGGCATCCGACGGGGGCCACTTCCGGGGTGTACGGGTTTGCACAGAATGGGCAGCTGGAGTGGATTATCTCTGCCTCCAACGGGCGCACATGGGCCGGCGATGGCGGGACATCGCCGGTCACCTGGTCGCCGGCGGCGCTCTATACGGACATCTCAGCCGAGGTGCTGAAACTCGGAGCGGTGATTGCGTCTGAAAGAATCCGCGTATCGCGTGATTCTGTCGGGCAGCTCACCTGGGCATATCTCAACAACGACGCCAACATCACCACGACCTCAACGGCAACCCCTGCCAATACGCTGCGATTCACCTTTACGCATATCCCGTCTGGGATCACGGCCAATGATGAAATTGTTGCTGTGTTGTCCGGTGAAGGCGCAGAAGGGCCAGCGGGGAAGCCGGGATCAAGGGTGCTTACCGCACGGGCAAATTACTCGGCTTTTGCAACGCCTGCGTCCGGGTATATCTACGTCCACGGCTTTGATTCCGCAGGCAACCCCGCAGATGAGCCGGGCGAGATCAATTTCAACGGCGGCGTGGTGACGGTTGCGGCAGGATCGATTGGCACGTATGAGGAAATCGAGAACGACGGCTGGGTGATTTTCGACACTGCGCTCGGCGGGGTGTTTACCGGGCACGGCGGCACGCAGACCAATATTGCCTGTGCGCGCAAGACCCGTAGCGGATGGGTGTATGACGCGGCCAACGCCTCGCCGCGGGGGTGGACGTCGTTCACTGCGACGGCGGCGATGGTGGTGATCGGCAGTTACACCCGCACCGCAACCGAGATCGGGCTGGTGACGATCATCGGCAATGCGATCGCGATGAACTCCGTCCCTTACGAGCGGGCAAGCGATGTGCTTCCCGGGGATTTGTCTCCCGATGCGATCAATGATCTTCTGGCCTTTGCCGACACGATCCGTCCCGTGGCGGTGGGTTCAGTGCTGCCGACGCTTCCCGACACCACGAATTACCCGCAGGGTACGCTGTTTTACCTGATCGGCGACGCGAAGATCTACCGCGCGGACTACACCAGCTCTCCTGTTGCATGGTCGGTGGCGACGGACGGCGCGGACATCGTTGCCAATTCGATCACCGGCGGGAAGATCCAGGCGGGGGCGATTTCTGCCTCGCTGCTGGAAGCCGATCTTGTGCTCGGCTCCGTGATCCGTACCGCTGGCTCAGGGACGCGGGTTGAGCTGGAAGGGTCGGACGCAAACTCACCGGAAACGCCGTTTCCGTTCTGGATCGGCACCGGATCGAAGGGGACGGTCAGCGGTTCGCCGGGAAGCGGTGCCGAGCAGTGGTACGACAAGGTGACCGGAAGGATGTATCACGCTGGAGCCTTGGTCGCTCCGCAGATCATTTTCAATTCCAGCACCGCTATGCTCGTTGAAACCGGCAGCGGACGGGAATGCGCACCGTATGGATCTCTGCGAGCCAATGGCGGTGTCGCTGTTTCTGTGTTTGCCGATACCGCGTGGCATCAGGTCACGGTATTTGGCGCGCCGACGCTCTACCATCCTGACTACGGGACGGCGACGACCGATCAGTACCGAAGGTTGCAGGTTGCCGATCAGCCCTTCCTGATCGATCTGCGCTGTACGGCCATTAATACACATGCCGCTGCCTCTGCGTTTCTTGAGGTGAAATATACCCATCAATACGACGGCGGCAGTGAGATTGATCACAGCATCGGAACCATAACCGTGCCGCCGGCGTCCGTCGTTCCGCTGGTGTCACAGACTTATCGAAAGTGTTCCGCACTTGGCCCCGGAAGTGGCGGGTGGGCGCAGACGACAGCGCTTCGGGTTTATGCCCGCATGACTTCAGTGTCCGGCACGGCAACGGTGTATGTTGCAGGCGAGATCACCATCCCGAATATCGGCGCGCAGGGCATTTCAGCGAGCACGCTATGACGACGGTTACCTACAAGACCTCAACCGGACAGATCGTCGGCTTCATGAGCGACGACGAGCTCCAGTCTGTCCCGTCGGGGTTTGCTTCGCTGATAACCAACGTGGAAATCGGCCACAGCATGGACGCCTTCATCGTCACCGGATCACCGCTTTCCGTGCAGGCGAAGCAGGCCATGTCCTGCATTCTGGACAAGTCCGCGATCACGGCAAACGGTGCGGATAAGGCCACTGTAAGCAATATCCCGAACGGGGCAGAGGTAACGGTGATCGATGAGAACGGGCGAAGCGTTTACGTCGTGACCGACGGGTTTATCGAGATCCAGGCCGCCGAGGCGCAGGCGATCCAGGTCCGCGTCGCGCTCTTCCCGTGGCGCGATTTTCTGGCGACGGTGACCGCAACATGACTGCTCATTTCGCAACCACCCGGGCGCAGAAAGACGCCGCCGATTTGTTACGCCGTGATCCGTTTCTGCGGGCCATCTACCGGGCCGATTCTCTCGCCGATCTCACCGCGATAATTCAGCAGTTCGGGATTACCGACCCCGAGCACCGCGCCGCTATGCTTGGCCTTGCCAAGCTGGCATGGATCGTGTTGCGGCGGCTCGACTAGCCGCGTCGGGCAACGCCACCAGAGCGCCGGCTTGCTCAGAAGTCGGAGGCAATGGATGGCAACGAAAACCCTTTTGAGCGCCGCGACCAGCGACGCACGCAGCAAGACAGTGGCCTACGGTGGCACGGGGGCCGGTGGTGAGATCTGTCTCACCGTCCGCGGCACACTGGGGGCCGGGTCCGGCTCCGTCGATATCAGCCACGACGGCACGAACTGGATTCCTTCCGGGGCGACGCTCGACAGCACCACACAGTCGGTGATCGTAAGCCTGCGCCCAGGGATGAAGGCGAGCGTGGATTACACCGCGGACGCATCGTCTCCGGGGGCATCGAGCTGGACGGTTGAGGCGTCCTGATGCCGGAGCTTTACCGCTACAGCGTCACCTACCGGATAGGCGACGCGATCGGCGAGGAGGTCACCACCGATTACCGGATCACCTCCACGGGTGATGCGCGGGTGACGTCTACGGGTGATCGCAGGGTGACGGTCAGTGGCTGACGTCACCATTAACGGCCTGACGGCGACCACCGCGCCGGATCTCGACGACGAGCTGGAGCTGCAGCTTGCCGGCGGCGGGGCGAGTCGCAAGGTTACGCGCCGGTACTTGCTCGCCGCTGCGCGCACGCTGAACCCCAAGACGTCCGGCTACACCATCAACGCGACGGACACCGGGGAGATATTCACCAACGCCGGGGCATCTGCGGCGATCACCGGGGCGCTTCCTGCGGCTGCTGCGGGACTTGAGGTAACCGCGGTGCGGGTGGCCGATTATGAGCATCGGCTTGACCCGGACGGTACGGACACGATCTCCGGTGGCGGGGCGGGGAAGTATCTCTCGATCCTGACGACCGGCTCAGTGACGCTTCGATGTGTGGTGGCGAATGCGTGGATCGTGGTGTCGGATTCGGCGCTGTGGAGGCTTGAGCCGTGAAGCTGTGGCGCGCTGCGCATCGCTCGGTAACCCGTGCGCCGTGGCGTGCGGTGGTTGAAGAATCTGCGCCGTCCTACGGAGGCTACGACTTCACGCTGACGGACGACGCTGACGACGGCCACGAGTTCATAGGCGCCGCGTGGATCAACACAGGGCGTAACGTGTCCGACGTGGATGCCAGCGGCGGGATGAGCAGCGGGGATACGATATTCGCGCTGAGTTTCCCAAATGTTACCGCTGCCGGAACGGTTACGAATGCGACACTGACGCTTGCCGTCGTCATGCAGACGGTGAGCGGCACGCTGCGGTTGAAGGGCGAGAGCAACGCCTCCGCAGCGTCGAGCCAGTGGGGGTCGGGCAACCTTCCCTCTGCGGCAACGATGACCAGCGCTTCTCTGGATTTCGCATCCACCGTGCAGACCAATAATCTCGACGTAACCGATATCGTTAACGAGATTCTCGGCGGCGCGCAGTGGAATTCCGGCCAGCGGATGAACTTCCGGGTCGAGCCCATCTCTGCAGGGGTCTCCGTGCGATTCGCCGCCGTGAACGTCGGGGACGTCAAACCGCGGCTGGTGATTACGCCGTGATAACCGCTGTCGCCGTCCTGATCTGCGCCGTCGCCGTGAGCGCCACCGCCGGCGCTGCGGTGTACATCGACCCGACTGCGCCTTGTCCCGGTGCGGGCACTGCGGCAGCGCCCTACTGCGCATGGTCGAGCGTGACGACATGGCAGGGTGGCGAGCAGTACCTGCAGCGGCGTGGTACGGAGTACGTCGGGCAGGTGCGGGTAATCACGCGCACTGCGCCGGACGAGCTGCTGACGATAGGCGCATACGGAGAGGGTGCGAGGCCGGTCATTGACCTGCGCTCTGAGGTAGCAGGCGCGGAGACAGCCGCGAACTGGCAGGACATGGGCGGCGGTGTCTGGCGGCTGCCGGTCGCACACTATCAGGCACTCTCCGTGCTGCGGCTCGATGGGGTGCGCTCTGTTGGCCCTGCGGCGAGCGCGGCGGCGGTCTGCACCACGCCGGGCAGTGTGCAGCTACAGTGGCATGCGTCCACCACCGAGATCAGGGTCTGTGCGCCGGCCAATCCGGCGGGGTTGTACGCCTCCATCGCGGGCAATCATCTGATGGTTGCCAAGTCGCCATGGACACCGCTCGCGCTGTTCTCCCAGCGCAATGTGCTGATCGAGGGTATGGACATTCGCGGCGGCACGGGCGGGCTGGAGATTCGTGATGCATCGAGTGATGTCACGATCCGTGGCAACACGCTCGGTCTCTACGCGCCATCCGGGCTGCGACTGTACTCGGCCGGCGAGCCCGTAACGAGGGTGCTCATCGAGAATAATCTGATCGACAGCGGCATCCGCTGGGGCGATGTGCAGCAGTACCAATGGGCAGTGTCCGGTGAGGGCATACACTTCAACCACCGCGTTACGCAGTCTGTGATCCGCAACAACGAAGTGGTCGCGTGGTTGCACAACGGGATTTATCTCGACGGCCACAATGCGGGCTCGCAGGTAACGGACAACTTGATCGAAGCGAACGATATCCACTGCGGACCGCAGTCGTCGTATTTCGACTACTGCCGCCCGCTTGGTATCGACGGCAACGCAGGGGGCGCGACACGCAACATCGTGACGCGCAACGTCTGGCACGATTTCACCGTCGCGCCGCAGCTCAACGGCACCGACAACCTGATCGTCGGCAACGTCTGCCGCGGCGCTTACGAGGGCGCGCCCACATCGCAGTCCTCCGCGCAGTGCGTGGCGTTGCAGGGCTACGTGCAGTCCTCGCGCAACGTGTTCCTGCAGAATCACTTCAGTGGCACGCACGGATACGCGATCAGGATTATCAGCGGCACGGCGGGCGAGCCGGGCCACCGCTTCATCGGCAACGTGATCGAGTGCAGCCAGTGCCTCGATATCCGGCCTGACGCCAGTACCGGGGCGATGATCTGGCAGGGGAATAGTTTCCGGCAGGTGCCGGGGCAGCGTCAGACGTTCCTGTACCGCTCGACGACCGCCGTGGGCTTCCGCGATATCTCAGTGCCTGCTGCCGACTGGTGGCGAGGGAATGATGATGGACGCTGATGTGACGAGGTGGAGGTATGCCCAGTGCTCATGACCGCGCCACCGCAGGGCGAATCGAGGCGGAAATCCGAGGTTGCCGCGATCACATTGAATCTGTGCGGGCAGAAGCGGCGCGTCGATCCGACAATCGTGACGCCGAAATCGCCGCAATCAAAGAAGTCATCGCAGATCACGCGGCTAGAATTGGAAATTCTGAGAAGGCAAGCGACCGAGCGCCGCAGTGGACGCAAGTCGTCGCCGTCGCGTTCGGATTCGCCGGGCTGGCTGGCGGTGCTGCGCAATACGCTATTTGGGCGACGGCCGCGCCCGTGAGGCAGTCGTTCCGCTCACTGCAGGAGCGCATCGACCACGAGGTTGTCGAGTCCGAGGCCGAACGTGCATTGATCCGACAGAAGCAGGATGACTCACGCGAGCGGCAGGCGGCGAGCGAGGCCGAGGTCAAGATGCTGAACGCAGAACTGCGCTCGCTGGAGAGGGAAATGCAACGACTACACGGAGGCACACCATTTAGAGAGCGTCTTTACAGACTCGATGATTTGCTGGATCAGACTCGTGTTGAGGAAGCGAATGAACATTGAATCGCAAGTTGACGGGCGTCGAGTACCGGCTGCCCGATTGCTCTGAAGTGTGAGGCGAGGAAACAGTAGATGCCGAACGTCGAAACCACAGCGAGACTGATCCTCGGCAATCGCTACAACGTGCGCAATTACGGTGCGAAGGGCGACGGCAGCACGGATGACACGGCGGCGTTTCAGGCGGCCTATGCCAAATGCACGCGCAAGAGCGATTCGGTTCTGGTCCCGCCATCGACCAGCAGTTACCGGATCGCCGCGAACGTGCTGGCGTCAATGGGCCGTGCAGACGGTTGTGCGACTGAGATTCACGAGACCATTGAGACTTCTGCGCAACTGATCCTGCCGCACGAGCATCAGTTTTACGGCACCGGCCGACGCCTGAGCGACAACGCAGGCGGCGGCAGCATCAAGGCGCACAGCAGTTTTGCAGGCATCACCACCAACCCGTCCACAGCGTTAATCCGCATGGGCGGCACGTCGAACGCCATCGTCCACGGCATCAGGTTGACGGACATGCACCTTGACGGCGGCAGTCTGTCGAACATCACCGCAATCTACGGGGATGGTCTGCAGGAGATGTGCGGACTGCAGCGAGTCGTCACGCAGAATTTCCACCGCGGGCCGTATTTCGGCTACGGGACGCAGGGATCGGTTCCTGGCCGGTGTTCTAACTTCATCGTCGAGGATTGCGAATTTTATCTGGTCAATGGCGCGAACATCGGCGGTGGCCGTACTTACGCCTTCTATCTCTACAACTCAGGTGGCGAGACCATCGTCCGACGCTGCACCGGATCGGCGTATGGGACCACCACGGGCTTTCTGTGCGTGGTGTTCGGCCTTGCCGGGCAGGAAATCACCGCAGAAGGGCTGCACGGTGAATATTGCGAGGCGGTCGTGGAATTGGGCGGCGACATCAAGGACATCGCGCTCGCCACGGTCAGCGGGCTGACGACCAACAACGTAACTGTCGCCAAGGTTACCGCGACACACCCGGACGCGATCGACGCCTGCCCCCGCATCGTATGGCTGCGTGACAACGCGAACAACAAGCTGAACAGCGTCCAACTGCGCGGCATCCGCGAGACATACCGCGCCACGAATCTGATCGAAGCGGAAGATGCGTCTGGATCGGACAATCTCTCCAACGACGGCCGGTTCACGCTCACGCTCGCGGCAGCGACCTACTCGCAGGTCAACAATTACACCATTCTGCGCTCACCATCCGGCAGCGCGCTCGGCCCGCGGGTGGTGACCGATGCGCACACCGGCACGCGCACGATTACGGGCCTGTCAGGTGCGCAAGACAACTTCGACCTGACCTACGCCGACACGCTGCGCATCACGCCTGACTCGGGCAGCACGCTTAACTTCACCGGGTTTGCCGGGGGATATCCGGGGCGTGAAGTGTGGCTGGTGAACACGAGCGCCAGTTACACGTTTCAACTCAAGCTCAACGACAGCGGCAGCAGCGACGGCAACAAGATCTGGCCGAGTGGCACCGCGAACATGACAGTGCCGGTCAACGGCGTTGCGGTTATCAAATACGGGTTTGCGAATGCCATCAATCGGTGGTTCGCGACGTTGTTATAGCAGGAGGATGCAGCAATGGATGAATTCGCAAACTTCCCAATGGCCGCGCTGCTGATGGCTGCGCTCGGAATGCTCACACACGCATTCAAGCAGATGTCTCAGGCGAAACGAGACAGCGGCGAGGCGTTCAGTTTCACGGGCTACTGGACCGAGAACTGGACGCATACAGGCGTTGCCGTGCTGACGGTTATCGGCGGGCTGATGCTGGATTTCCTTTCGTCCGGATCGGTGTCGCTGGTGGCCGCCTATGCCATCGGACTCGGTGGAAACGCGCTGCCGGAGGTTGGCGGGTCGCGCACGGTGGGAGGTGTCAAGGTATGAAACGGTTATGGACAATCTGTCCGGTAATCGTCCTGGCGCTCACCGGCTGCGGCGTCATCCAGTCGTGGACCGCGCCGCAGAAGGAGGCTGCTGAACTGTGCGCCAATCTCACCGAGGCCAATGCGGCGATAAGCTGCATCGACTTCGTGAATGGCACCATCCGCGACACCGCTAACGAGGTCGCACGGCGCAAGGGACAGGGGGCGATCGAGGCGGACACGGCCGACACCATCGCTGACCGGCTCGACGAGCTGCTCGACATGACCGCGCTGGCGTCGCAGATGGTCGCGCAGGGCGACCTCGCCAGCGCCGAGGGGCAGATGGCGGCGGTGATCACCGCACTTGATGAGCTTGAGAGGAGACTGCAATGAGTGACATTCTGCTCGAAGCGCTGGTGCTGGTGAATTCCCTGATCCGCGTCACCGCGCAAACGCACATGACGGCTGAACAGGTACTTGCACGAAAGCGTGCGGCGGATGCCGAAGGCCGGCTGCTGACGGTGGCCGATCTCGCGGCGGGCGAGGCCGAGGCACGGGCAGCGGTGCAGGGGATCAGGGACACGAAGCCTCCAGGTGTTTGATGGCCGACCCGTTCGACGAGTGCTTCGAGGATCTCGTCCTCGTCGAGGGCGGGTACTCGGATCACTCGGCCGATCGTGGCGGCAGGACGCGCTACGGCATTACCGAATCGGTAGCCAGAAAAGCCGGATACACCGGCCTGATGCACGAGCTGCCGCTGGAAACTGCCAAGGACATCTACCGCAGGCAGTACTGGCGACGGCTCAGGCTCGATGAAATCGCGATCCTGTCACGCTCGATCGCCGCGGAGATCTTCGACACCGGAGTGAATATGGGCACCGGCACCGCTGCGCGGTTTCTGCAGACGGCACTGAATGCACTCAACCGCGAGGGCCGGGACTTCCCCGACATGGCCATTGACGGCCTGCTGGGGCCGGGCACGCTTGCCGCGCTGAGGAAGTACCTGGCCATGCGCGGGAGCGAGGGGGCCGATGTGCTGCTGAAGGCGCTCAACTGCCAGCAGGGGGCCAAGTACCTGGCACTGGCGGCAGCCGATCCCCGACAGGAGCAGTTCATGTTCGGGTGGCTCAGGACGAGGATCCTATGATCGGGCCATTGTTGTTGTTCTTCCCGACCAGCGCGGCTGTGACCGCCGCTTCCGTGGTCCAGATCATACCGCGGCCCTCGCGAAATGGGATGCCGAGGCGCTTCAGATACCGGCGCAGATCGGCCTTCCTGCGGTAGCCGGTCACCCGGGCAAGTTCCTCGTGGCCGATCAGCACTACCCCACCATCCCCCGCAGCCGGTCGCGCCAGCGCATGTGCCGAAGCAGTCGCTTGTCCGGGTGTTCCTCGTCATCGTCCGGCGCTCGCTCTATTTCCTCGACGACGGCGAGGGCGCGGCGCAGGACAGGTAGAGCAATGAGTGCCAATGTATCTTCCTCAGGAAGGATACCCGTCGCAGTCCTGTCAAGCGTGAGGCGCAGATTATCAGCAAGGCTCACGGCTTCCCCTCCAGTGCCTCGCGGATGGCGGTGAGGGCGTCGATAGCGGACTGATGCAGATTGATGCTGGCCCCGCACAGTCCGAAGTCGTAATCCGGCTCCTCGTCAGGCTCACTCACTCGGTAGGTCTCGGCCCACGCCAATATGGCAGGGAGCGCATCCAGCAGCGCCGCATACGTGTTCACTGCGAGCATGATCGCTCTGGCCTGATGCTCGCGTGGGGTGCCGTTCGGATAACTGCCTACGCAAATTTCCCCGTCTGAATCCGCCAGCCACGCCTGCCGCTCATAGACGGCAACGGTGAACGGCGGTTGTGTCGCGATCAGCGCACGCGCACGGGCGATCAGTTCGGCGTCGGTCATGATCCGATGATCCTCGCTATCTCGTTGTCCAGAGTCGCCTGCTCGATGTCCGGCAGGATGTGTTCGGCCACCGCCTTGCACGCGCGATCCCACACGGCCTGAAACTCGGTTTCGTCGAGTCGGGAAAAGGCGATGGAGTCGGCCACGAGGTACACCTCGCCGGTGGACTTGCTGACGATCTGCGTGGCGTGGCCGGCCATGATCTTGAGCCATTGATGCGCCTGATCCGGCGACTTGAACTGCTCGCAGTTCTGGTAAAGCAGGTTGCACAGCGCCCACCAGCGCCGCAGCCGCTTGTGCGAGCGGGGCTTGCGCACGTCCACCGTCACGACTTCGCCCAACGCGATCCGGCGCAGCACGTCGGAGGCTGCGTCATCGGCAGGGGTGAGGCCGCTGAGTGTTCTCGTCATTGAGATCATGCGGCGCGTTTTTTCAATCGTTGGTCGATGCCGTACAGCTCGCGCATCAGCAGGAACGATTGCCGGGCGTCGTCGAGTTCGCCGTAGTAGTGGTGCGCGAAGTCGGCCGACTCCTTGGCGACTCGCAGCAGGTGGAATCCCTGCGGTGTCCAGTCCGGCGCGCACTCCTGCAGCAGGATTGCGTAAGCGGCAAGCTGGATCAGGTAGTCGGCGTACACGCTGTTCGACGTTTTCCAGTCAAGCAACACGATCTGCCCGTCGGAATCCATGCCGATGCCATCCACCGTGCCGCCGAACTGGTACTGCTCGGACACGTAACTGCGTTCGGTGGCGATGATCTCGATGCGCGAATCCCGCCGCCATTTGCGGTACTGGTCGAAGGCATTGCCGGCCTTGGCGAGAATCTCAGCCGGCGCGTCCGGCGTGGTGAAGTCCTGGCCGATGATGTCCGCCTCGATCATGTCATGGGCGATGGTGCCGGCGTCGGCCGCAGCCTGCACCACGTCGTACAGGTGTCGCGGTGCGGTTTTGCCCTGCGCCACCAGCCGCTCATGCTCGCGACCGGATTTGTACGCCCATTGAATCAACCCGCCGGACTCCTTGAACCGGCCGATGATGGTGGTCGTGCCGGGAATCTTGTCGCCGGCAGCGTTGTAATAGCCTGATGATGGTCGTCCCATGTCGCACCTCAGAACGGGATCGAGTCATCGGGTTCGACGGGTTCCGGCGCCCGCGGTGTAGCCTGGCTGAATTTCCGCAGCCTCAGACCCCCGGTGATCTTGCCCCCGAAGCCCACGGTGGGATCGTTGTAGACGATGACCTTCTTGCCCTTCGCATCGCGTGCCACGGTGGCGCCGGTGATGATGGGAATCAGCTGCGCGTTGGTGCGATTCAAGACCATCGGTTTCACGTTCTCCGCGAAGTGCATGATGGTCTTTTCCTCTTTCTCGCCATCGGCTTCCAGCTCCTCGCGGGAGAAGCCCTTGATGGTGAGAATCAGCCCACCCTCGCCGACGTCCTCTTTCTTGAGATACTTCGATTCGGAGGGCACGAGGTGGTCGAAATCCATGCTGTCGAGATCCATTTGTTGCTCCTGTTCCTGTTCCAGTTGATGCCACTGTGCAGTGGCGGTGTCCTCTTCGGTTCTCATTCCGGCTCACGCACCCGCCGGATACAGGTCGCCTGGTTCGCCAGCGCGTCGGCCACCTCGATTGCGGAGGCCACCTCCACCGTGTAGCGCGTGCCCATGAAAAGCCGTAGCGCCTCGTTTTTCGACGCGGCCTCCACGAGAGTCACGGTGTTGGTTTCGCTGTCCGTCAGCTTGTAGATCCTGTCGCTCATTTCGGCTCCTTATCGAGCAGCACCATCACGGCGTCGCGCAGTTTGTTGAATCGATCCTCGGGGACGGCGATCCACACGCGGCCTTTGGTGGTGCGGGTGTCGATCGTGTCACATGCCACCAGCTCGGCGGCAGCTTCGATCACGGCGGCGGAGCGGGTGAGGATCAGTTTGGTTGTGTCGTCACTCATTGGTCATAGACCCCTTGCCTTGCCGCGCCCCGCCCAGCCCCGCCTTGCCCGGCCCCGCCTTGCCGAGCCACGCCGCGCCAAGCCCCGCCTTGCCCCGCCCAGCCCTGCCCAGCCTTGCCGAGCCTTGCCCGGCCCGGCCATGCCAAATCAAATCCCGCCGCTAAGATTCAACAGCCCAAAAATCACCAGCGCCGCGAGCGTGACGCCGAAGACGAAAGCGACGATGGCATCCCCGTTCATCGCACCACCCTCAAGGCGGGGCGGGCAGGCTCCAGCTTCTCCGCCGCCGCCTCGGCGAGGGCCACGTCGGACCAGTACCGCTCAACGCCCTGCGGCGTGAGTTGGGATTTTTCCGGCGGCGCCTTGATGGCGCGCAAAAGGTCAAGCCGATACTGATGCAGCAGCGAGCAGATCAGCTTCGTTTCGGCGTCGGTGAGTGTCATGCGGCCTCCTGCTTCGGCAGATGCTCGGCAAATCGCGACCGGATCAGCGCGATCGCCGCGCAGTAATGGCGCGCGTGGCCGTTGTCGCCGTGCGTCTCGCTCACTGCGGTCTCGAATTCAGTCAGCGTGCCGGTGAAGCAGCCCGCGCGGATGCTCAGGCCATCGTCGGTCAGTAGCGCGATCAGATAATCACGGCGGCTGCCAATCGGACCGATCTGTAGTACGTCTCGGATGCCCGTGGCGCGCACGAGGTTGGCGCCCACGAGGTTGGCGCCCACGAGGTTGGCGTCCGCGAGGTTGGCGCGCGCGAGGTTGGCGTCCGCGAGGTTGGCGTCCGCGAGGTTGGCGCCCACGAGGTTGGCGCCCACGAGGTTGGCGTCCGCGAGGTTGGCGCGCGCGAGGTTGGCGTCCGCGAGGTTGGCGTCCGCGAGGTTGGCGC